GTTCATCCGATATCATTCACAGTACAGTAATACATAATATTGCATATAATAATCAAACATGGATTGTAACAACACCTATTGGATTATATTACAGTGATGTAACAACTCAATGGTCTCAAGCGAATGTTAGTATATATTTTACAAATGGTATATCATATGGTGTTGCATGGAATAATAGTGCTAGTATATGGGTAGTTACAGGTCAAAGTTCATCTAATCATACAATTTTATACAGTAATGATAGTATAGTATGGTATCCTGTAAAAAATAATATATTTTTATACGCAGGTTATACAATTGGTTGGAATGGGTTAGTATGGGTAGCAGGAGGAGGAAATCCAAATGGTGTTAATGCTCAAACATTAATTTTTAGTTATAATGGATTGGATTGGATACCATCTAGTAATGGTAATGATTTTATATTAAATGACAGAGGTGTATGTAATATTGTAGTTGGTAATTCTAATATATGGATAGCAGGTGCTTCAGGAAATATAACAAGTTCATTAATATGGAGTAGTGATGGTATTACATGGAATGATAACACTAACAGTGGAACAACTATATTTAATAATTGTTTTGGTATAGCATATAATAAAACTAATTTATGGGTTGCAGTTGGTAATGGTAGTAATGCAGTTGCATATAGTTCAGATGGTAAACTCTGGGTACCTAGCGATAGTGCTAATAGTTTTTTAACTAGTGCCACATCTGTTACATGGAACAATAAATGGTATGTGACAGGCGGTGATGCATTAGCAGGTATAATTATTAGTAGTTTAGATGGAATAGATTGGGTATTAGAAGCTACTAGTAACGGTACAACATTTACAAATATTATATCTGCACCATCGTTACCTGTATTAAAACCAATCGAAACCAAAACCATTATTGGTGTATATACAACATTTGATCTTCCACCAAATAAAATCAATCCTTCATATTTTTTAGAAAATTATGGATTATATACATACAAAAGTGTGGGTGATTTTGGTCCTTCATATGCAAATTATGCGGGTTATTTAATTTTACAACCAGATCCATTATCTAATAGTATTTCACAAAATTTAACAACAGTTGATACATTTTTATCGAATGTGGTATCTCAATTGGCGAACAAACAAATTAATGTAATTAATGTCCCTGCATTATTCAATGAAACATATATAGGTAGTAATTTTATAACAGAAGTACATACATTTGAATATTACAACAATGTAATTTTCAATAACGAATTGATTAATGTACAAAGTTCATTATGTCTAAATGTAGTACAAAACAATCAATTGATAACTAGTATACCAACAATAAAGAATAACTTTTTACAAGCATATAATAATGAAATACGAAATTACGAAGGACAAAATAATGTAAATACACAAATAGAACAAGCAAGTAACTTAACAAGTAGTAATCCTAGATTTTCATGGATTGAAGATTTAGGTCACTATATTAGCAAATCGACAGAATTATTTATTAATACTATATCAATTGAGAAAATCACATCTGATTGGATGAATATATGGAATCAAATAAATTTACCTCCAGGTCATCAAAAAGGATATCAAAAAATGATAGGTAATGTATCACAATTAACTGAATTTAGTTCAAAAGCATTACCAAAATATCAATTAAAAATACCATTACCATTTTATTTCAATAGGTATAACAATGCAGGACTAAGTATTCCATTAATTAGTTTGTTGCATTCTGATGTGAAATTAACATTAGATTTAGAAAAACTAGAAAATCTAATTATATCGGATCCATTAACGAAATTTATAAAGAGTGGTCGACCTAAACTAAAACTGTATTTGAAATACATTTATTTGGAAAATGAGGAACGAAAGGTATTTGCACAAAGTAAACATGAATATTTAATTGAACAAGAAAATTACAGATCATATTCTCATTATGGTACTCATTTTGAAACTAAGATTAATTTAAAGCAACCTGTTAAGGATTTGTTTTGGTTTGCTCAACCCAAACAAAATGCAACAAATAAACAATATTTTAATTATACAAATTCAAAATATTATAAATTATTGTCTAATTATGATAGATATGATGAAGATAATTCAGTAACAGAATTATCTAGAAAATTTTATCAAACATTGTATGCAAAATATCCAAATATACAATATATTCCCATGTATATCAATAATCAAATCAAAGAATTACCCGAACCAGGTAAATCACCTATTAATAATAGTATGTTAATTTTAAATGGTCAAAAAAGATTCAATCTCGATCGTGATATGACTACTCTTGTTAATTTTCACAAGTATAATAATATACCTATTAATGGATTACATGGATATTCATATTCATTGTACCCCCATGATTATCAACCATCTGGTTCATGTAATTTTTCAATATTATCTGATGCGTTATTTAAACTGGATACAGATGATGGTGCATATAATATACTACTGATAGCTAGGAACTATAACATGTTAAGAATAATGGGCGGCCAAGCAGCTACTATTTATGAAATATAAAATTATAAAAAATATAAAAATATTAAATTAATTTAAAAATTTTTAGATAAAGATAATATAGTAATAATACTAATGGTTAGCGGAGCAATTCAAATAGCTGCATCTTACGGTGAGCAAGATTTATATCTTTTTCACCAGCCCCAAATCACATATTTTCACGCAACATATCATCGTTATTCAAATTTCTCATATGAATCAATTCCTCAATATTTTAATTTAAAACCTAATTTTGGTAATAAAGTATCAGCAGTATTATCAAAAAATGGTGATTTTATTGGTAATACATATTTATATATCGAACTCCCAGCGATACCTGAAAAATTCGGTAACACAGTCGTGTACACAGCATGGAATAAAAAAATCGGGTTAAATATAATCAAGACAGTTGAATTTGAAATAGGAGGTCGCATAATAGACAGACAGTATGGTGATTGGATGAATATTTGGTTTGAATTAACATCTTTAAGAAGAATACATCACATTATAGGTGATGTCCCTGAATTATATGAATTTACTAGTGGTAAAGCAGCATATAATTTATATGTACCATTATTATTTTCATTTTGTCGTGAATTTTTACCATTACCGATTTTATCAATGTATCATGCTGATGTTAAAATCCATGTAGAATTTAATCCATTGACAGATTGTTTATTATATGGACCAACAAATAGTATAGTTATAGATAAAAATGTTGTAAATTATAATTTTGGAGAATATTTATTACAAACACAGGGAAATGCAAGTGTGTATATGAAATATTTGTCATTTGATCCATTAACAAATATACTAAGTTATTTAAAAATAAACAATAATACGAATTTAGTTGCAACAGGAGGATTAAATTCAAAATTAGTAGGTTTAGATACCAATTATGAAACAAGTGTCGTAGGTACTGAGACGACATACATTAGTAAATCAACAACATTAAGTTTTTTACAAAATTTAACATTAACCAATAGTTATTTATATGTGGATTATTATTATTTAGGTGATCAAGAAAAACTAAAATTTTCACGAGCAACAATAGAAATATTATTTGAATATTTGCAATCTGATACCGAAAAAGTATTATATAATAGTGCAAATTTGATTAACCTAGGATTTATTCATCCAACCAAAGAATTATTTTTTCGTGTTCAACCTGAATATTTAATATTAGGTGGATTGCGGGATAAATTTAATTATACCGATGGTATTTTACCATCATCTAAATCATTAATATTACAAGCACAAATATTATTAAACGGTAAAGATTTAATATCATTACGCCCAGCAAATTATTATGAATTATTAGAAGTATTACGATGTCATACACGAACACCATCACCTGGAATTATGATATATTCATTTGCATTTGCACCAGAACATTATCAACCGTCAGGTGCATGTAATTTTAGCAGAATTGATAATATTCAACTCCAGTTAGTATTAAGTAAAACAGTATCATATGATAATCCCGCACGAGTACGAGTATATGGATTATCATATAATGTATTGAAAATAGAAAATGGTAGATGTGGTGTGGTATTTGATCCTTAAATTTATTGCATAGTTATTAAACCATTCGATGTATAATTAAACATTTGTTTATTATTAATATTTAATAAACATTGTTCGCTAATATTCCCTAGAGTAGTAATACAAATACTTAGATTTACTCTATCATTTGTATTATTTGTATTCATAAAATTATTACAATTACTGCCAATATAATCATAAATTGGTAATAAACAAGATGCTGATGATCCAGCAGCTTGAGCTGTTGATTTTGCTGTGTTTAAAAAGTTAATTCTATTTGTACCAAGTAACGCTCCAGATCCACGTGAAGGTACTGACATTTCTATATATAAATAAATAATATAATAATTTGAAAATTCTATATTATATATTTCTTTAAGTATTATACCAATATATATTGTTTTTACAATAATAAGTTAGTAATTAAACGTTAATATAAATATTAAAATCTAGAAGATGATAATCCAGATGATAAAGAAGATGATAAAGAAGGTAAAGATGATGATAAAGATGTATTTAATTTGTTCAATGTAGATGTGGTACTATCTAATGTAGCATTACATACTTTTAGAGAATCAGCACTAGTTATTAAATTGGCAGCACATACTTTCGCTTCACTAGAAGCAGTATCTAATTTAATATTGCATTGATCTAAATTATTTGTCGCTTGTTTTAAGATAGCATCATTAGAATCTAATTTGGCATTGCATTGTGATACTAATGCAGCGTTTGAATCTGCAGTGGCTTTAGATCTAGTTAAAGCTTCAGCACTAGATACTAAATTGACATTGCATTGTCTTAAATTACCATCTATACTACTTACATAATCATTTACACTAGTTCCATATGTATTTACTAACTTTTTTGCATTTTGAGTATTTGTATTTAAAGTAGAAACTAAAGAACGAATTGATGTTGTAATTGCAGAATCAGCTTGAGATGTTAATGTATCGTTAATTTTAGTTAATGCTTCTACTTGACCATTTAATAAACTTAATATACTGTCTTGATTACTTTTAATTTCTGCTAATGTTGCCATTATTTATATATATATATATATAAAGATTTTTTTTATATAAAAGTATATATTTAATCTTTATTTATCTCTTCTAATATTTTTTGAAATGTTTTTGTTGTAAAGTGTTCCGGATTATTTATTAATCCATATGTTTTAATTAAACTACCACCTTTAAAGCTACTTGAATCATTTAATAATTTGGTTAATTCTTCTTTCTTTTTGTCAAACGCTTCTTTCTCTTTTTTATCTGCTTCTTTTTTATCAATATCGGCAGATATTCCAGATAATATTTCTTTTTCTTTATTTTTAACAGTAGGTATATCTAATATATCATTATAATCAAAACCTTTATTATAATCAATATGCTTGATATTAGGAAATTTAGTTTCTTCTTCTACTTTTTCGTGAAGTAATACTAAGTTTTCTATATTTTTAATCTTATGTAATATATCTGTATTCAAACCACCATATTTATTAAATAATACACCATTATCATCAACTATTTTTTTCATATGAGCAATTGTGACTGGATTATTATCAATATCTAATTGTAATTCATCTTGAATTTTTCTATATTTTGTAAATATATCAAAATTATTATGTAATTTTTCTTCTAATCGTATTAGTTCATCTACATCTTTATTTAATTTTTTAAGATCATCTAAATCCATTTTTTTATCATATAATCTAACATATTTGGATATTTTCTGAATAAATTTATTATATTGTTTAGA